GGCAAAGCTTGCGCAATCGCTCGGCACGACAGTGGCTTCGATCCAGACGCTGGAGCGCGCGGGTGAACTCGCGGGCGTCTCCATCTCCGGGATCGAACAGGCGACCAAGGATCTGACGCGCCGTCTGAGCCAGGCGGCCGCCGGGAGTGGTCCAGCCGCCGACGCGCTCGATCGGCTTGGACTTTCGGCCACCGAGCTGATCGCGCTGCCGCTGGATCAGCGGGTTGGCGCCATCAACGCCGCCATCGAAGAATTTGTACCCGCAGCCGAACGCGCGGCCGTGGCAGGCCAGCTTTTTGGCGAGGAAGGCTCCATCGCGATGTCGCGCATCGACACCGCGACACTGCGCCAGGCGACCGCGGACGTCCTCGCGTTCGGTGTCGTCGTCTCCGAGCAGGATGCCGACCAGATCGAGCGGACGAACGATGCGATCTCCCGGCTCGGCCTGATCTGGCGCGGGCTGTCCAACCAGCTGGCCGTCGCCGCTGCCCCCGCGCTGGAAGCGGTCGCAAATGCCATGGCGGCCGTGGCCAGCCGCACCGGGCCACTCGGCATCGCGATCCGGGGCCTCTTCGACAACATCGGCCGTCTGACCACCTATGCCGCCACGTTTGTGGCTTTTCTTGCAGGGCGTTGGGTCGCCGGGATGGCGGTGGCGGCCTTGTCGGTGCGCGGGCTCGCCACGGCGCTGGTCCTGCTGCGCGGCGCGCTGATCCGCACCGGCATCGGGGCGTTGATCGTCGGCGCGGGCGAGCTTGTCTACCAGTTCACCCGCCTCGTGTCGGGCGCGGGCGGATTTGGCGAGGCAATGTCGCTCCTGAAGGACCTCGCCGTCGAGGTCTGGGACCGCATCAAGATGGGGGCTGCGGCGGCGGGCGCTGCGGCCACGGCGATGTTCTTCGATCTGAAGGCCGATGCCGCCTCCGGCATGCAGAGCGCCATCGAGAGCGTCGTGGCTTTTGGCAACACGGCTGCAAATACGTTCGAGGGGGCCTATGAGGCGATCAAGGCGATCTGGGGACTGCTGCCAGCGGCCATCGGCGATCTGGCGTTTCAGGCGGCCAACAGCCTGATCGACGGTGTAGAGGCGATGCTGAACGGCGTTGTCTCGCGCATCAACACATTCATCGGCGGGATCAACCAGGGGCTTGAAGCACTCGGCTCCGAACGGCGCATCTCGATCATTCCCGATCTCGAGCTGGGCCAGATCGAGAACCGGTTTGAGGGCGCAGCAACTGCCGCGACCAGCACCGCACAGACTGCCTTCGACCGGGCGTTCGAGAACAACCCGCTCACAGCCCCCGATCTGGGGCTCACGGCGGCGGCCAATACCGCCCTTGCAACTGCCAACACCTATCGCGGCGCGGCTCGCGATCTGGCCGAAGGCGCGCGAGCGCCCCTCGCCAGCTGGCAGGCCCTGCGTGACGCGGTGCAGGGCAGTAATGAGGGTGGCGCAGACGCGCTGACCGAAGCAACGGACGTAGCTGAGCGTCTGGAGACCGCCCTTGGCGATGCCGGACGGGCGGCCACCGGCGCTGGCGCTGCGGCCGGGGCTGCCGCCGCTGCCGCCGAACCCGATACCGACGCCGCCGTCACCGGCTGGCAGGCAGTCACCGCAGCGCTCAGCGACTACGCCAGCAAGGCGCGCGAGATTGGCGGGGATATCGGTCAGAGCCTCGTCAGCGCGTTCCAGTCGGCCGAGAATGCGGTCGGTGAGTTCGTGAAAACCGGCAAGCTCGACTTCCGGGGTCTCGTTACCTCGCTGTTGGCCGATCTCGCCAAGCTGGCGGCCCGGCGCTTCATCCTCGGACCGATCGCCAATGCACTTTCCGGGGCACTCGGCGGCGCGGGCGGGATCTTCGCGAACATCTTGCATGCAGGCGGCATGGTTGGAGCGACTGGACCCTCGCGGATGGTCCCGGCGATGGCCTTTGCGGCTGCGCCCCGGATGCATTCCGGTGGCGTTGCAGGGCTCAGCCACGATGAAGTCCCGGCCATCCTGCAGCGGGGCGAACGGGTGCTGTCGCGCCGCGAGGCACAAAACTACGGCACAGGCGGCGGTGTGAACGTCACTATCATGGCCCGCGACGCCGAAAGCTTCCGTCAATCGCGCACGCAAGTCGCGGCCGACATCGCCCGCGCCGTATCGCTCGGGCGGAGGGGCATGTGATGGCGTTCAACGAAGTCCGGTTTCCGGACAATATCAGCCGCGGCGCACGCGGCGGGCCGGAACGGCGCACGCAGATCGTCGAGCTCGCCTCGGGCGACGAGGAACGCAACGCCAGCTGGGCCAGTTCGCGCCGTCGCTATGATGTGGCTTACGGCATTCGCCGCGCCGACGATCTGGCAGCGGTGGTCGCCTTCTTCGAGGCGAGGAACGGCCGACTGCATGGCTTTCGGTTCAAGGATTGGGGCGACCACAAGTCCTGTTTGCCCTCGGGCACACCATCTCCCACCGACCAGGCGATTGGCACCGGTGACGACGCAACGACGGCGTTCCAACTGGTAAAGCGCTACGTCTCCGGGGCGCAGTCCTGGACGCGCGCCATCGCCAAACCGGTGACGGCAACCGTGCGCATTGCACTCGGCGGGGTGGAGCAGCTCTCCGGCTGGTCGGTCGACACCATGAACGGTGTCGTAACCTTCAGCGCCGCGCCGGGTTCAAGCGTTGCGATCACCGCAGGCTTCGAATTCGACGTGCCGGTTCGTTTCGACACGGACACACTGGGTGTAACGCTGGATCTCGAACGGCTCGGCTCGATCACCTCCATACCATTGCTGGAACTCCGTCGGTGAAAAGCATCACCCCCGATCTGCAAGCGCATCTGGACGACGGGACAACAACGCTATCCTGGTGCTGGCGCATCCTCCGCGCCGACGGCGCGAGTTTTGGCTTCACGGACCACGACCGGACGCTCAGCTTCGACGGCACCGAGTTCGAGCCCGAGAGCGGGCTGACGGCGTCCGAGGTCCGTTCGGGGTCCGATCTCTCGGTCGATGCGCAGGACGCCGAGGGCGTGCTGACCTCAGACCGGATCACCGAGACCGACATTCTCGATGGCCGCTGGGACAACGCGGAGGTCGAGGTCTGGCGCGTGAACTGGGCGGACACCGGCCAGCGCGTGCTGATGCGCCGGGGTGCCATCGGCCAAATCCGGCGCGGACGGCTGGCCTTTGTTGCCGAGGTCCGCAGCCTCGCGCATGTGCTGGGCCAAACGGTCGGGCGAACTTTTCAGGCGACCTGCGACGCCGGGCTCGGGGATACGCGCTGCGGCGTCGATCTGGAGAACCCGGCATTCAAAGGTTCGGGCACCGTGCTCGACCTTCTGCGGGATCGGGCGTTCACCGCCTTGGGTCTCGGCGGCTTCTCCTCCGGCTGGTTCACCTTCGGTACCGTCGAATGGACCAGCGGGACCAATGCCGGGCGGCGCGCCGAGATCATCGCGCATGACGTGACAGATGGCATCGCGGTGCTGACACTGCTCGAAGCGCCCGTGCGGTCCATTGCCGGAGGCGACGTCTTCATTGTCCGCGCAGGCTGCGACAAGCGCCTGGAGACCTGCGGGGTGAAGTTCGCCAATACCGTCAACTTTCGTGGCTTCCCGCATATCCCCGGCCAGGACGCGGTGCTCCGCTATGCCACGAAGGATGGCGGCCATGAGGGGTCCGTACTGTGACCCCCGCCGATCCTCAGCGCATCATCGCCATCGCGCGCTCCTGGCTCGGCACGCCGTATCACGATCAGGCTAGCCTCCGGGGCGTCGGCTGCGATTGCCTTGGGCTAGCGCGGGGCGTCTGGCGCGAAGTCGTCGGGCCAGAGCCGTTCCCGATCCCGCCCTACAGCCGCGATTGGGGCGAGACCGGGCCGCGTGAGGTTCTTGCGGATGGCGCTCGGCGCATGATGCCGGAGATCGCCACTTCTGATGTTGTTCCGGGCACGCTGGTCCTGTTCCGCATGACCCCGCGCGCTATTGCCAAGCATGTCGGGATCCTCACCGGACCCGGCACCTTCCTCCACGCCTACGAGCGCCTCGGCGTGATCGAGGAACCACTTACCCCGTCCTGGCGGCGGCGCATCGCCTTCGCTTTCCTGTTCCCACAACGCTGAGATCCCCACATGGCCACCCTCGTTCTAGGTGCCGCTGGCGCTGCCATTGGCGGCAGCATTGGCGGCGCGATCCTTGGCGTCAGCGCGGCCACCATCGGCGGCTTCATCGGCTCCACCATCGGCTCGGTCGTCGACAGCTGGATCATCTCGTCACTGGCACCGACCCAGCGGATCGAAGGGGCGCGGCTGGACAATCTGCGCATCACCTCGGCCACCGAAGGGGCGGTGATCCCGCGCCTTTACGGCCGCATGCGGATCGGCGGCAACATCGTCTGGGCGACGGATTTCCGCGAGGAGACCAAGACCAAAACGCAGGGTGGGGGCAAGGGCGGAGGGGGTGGCGGCAAGGTCAAGACAACCGAATACTTCTACTATGCCAGTTTCGCGGTCGCTCTCTGTGAGGGGCCGATCACCGGCATCGGTCGCATCTGGGCCGACGGCAAGCTGCTGGACACCGCCGGGATCACCTGGCGCTGGTACAAGGGAGACGAGGCCCAGAACGCCGACCCATTCATTTCGGCGAAGATGGGCGCGGCCAACACGCCCGCCTATCGCGGCACGGCTTATGTCGTTTTCGAGGACCTGCCGCTGGGGAACTACGGCAACCGTATCCCGCAACTGAGTTTCGAGGTGTTCCGCCCGCTGGCCGATCCGGACACAGCGGAGGGGCTGACTCAGGCGGTCACCATGATCCCGGCATCCGGCGAGTTCGCTTATGCCACGCAGGGTATTCGCAAGGGCGGCAGTGGATCGCAAACTCCCGAGAACCTTAACGCGCTGACCGACACCGCCGACATGGTGGTGGCGCTGGACCGGCTGCAGGCCATGGCACCGAAAGTCGAGAGCGTGTCGCTAGTGGTGGCCTGGTTCGGCGATGATCTGCGGGCAGGCAATTGCCAGGTGCGACCCGGGGTCGAGGTCACCGTCAAATCGACCACACCGTCGGCCTGGTCGGTGAACGGCGTCAGCCGCGCCAACGCTTTCCTCGTCAGCCGCGATGATCAGGATCGCCCGGTCTATGGCGGCACGCCCGCTGATTTTGCCGTGGTGCAGGCAATCCAGGAGATGAAGGCGCGCGGGCTGCGCGTCACCTTTTATCCGTTCATCCTGATGGATGTGCCGCCGGGCAACAGCCTGCCGAACCCGTATTCTGACAACGCCGCAGAGTCAGGCCAGCCCGCTTTTCCCTGGCGGGGGCGGATTACCTGTTCGCCTGCAGCAGGATATGCCGGGACCGTGGAGAAGACGGCGACGGCCGCCACGCAGGTCGCTGCGCTGTTCGGCGCGGCCACGCCCGCCAGCTTCAGTGTCTCGGGCGAGAGCGTCAGCTGGACCGGGCCATCCGGCGACTGGGGCCTGCGACGCATGGTGCTGCACTACGCCCATCTCTGCGCAGTGGCGGGCGGGGTCGATGCCTTCCTGATCGGAACCGAGATGCCGGGACTGACCACGATCCGCTCGGGGGCCAGCACCTATCCGGCGGTGCAGGCCTATCGGGATCTTCTCGCGGATGTGCGCTGGATCCTCGGGTCTGGGACGAAGATCGGCTATGCGGCGGACTGGTCGGAATACTTCGGACACCAGCCAGGCGACGGCAGCAGTGACGTGTTTTTCCACCTCGATCCGCTCTGGGCAGATCCGGAGATCGATTTTATCGGCATCGACAATTACATGCCGCTCTCCGATTGGCGCGACGGCTTCGAGCATCTCGATGCGGCCGAGGGCTGGCCCGCGATCTATGACCGCGCCTATTTGCAGGGAAACATCTCAGGGGGCGAAGGCTTCGATTGGTTTTATGCCAGCGCAGCCGACCGCTCAGCGCAGGTCCGCACGCCCATCACCGATGGTGCTGCGGCCAAGCCGTGGGTCTTCCGCTACAAGGATCTGCGCAGCTGGTGGTCAAACCCGCATTACGACCGCCCGGGCGGCGTAGAGAGCGGAACGCCGACGGCATGGGTGCCGCAGTCGAAGCCGATCTGGTTCACCGAGCTTGGCTGCCCCGCCATCGATCGCGGCACCAACCAGCCGAATGTATTCTTCGACCCGAAGTCGTCCGAGAGCTTGACGCCGCATTTCTCGCGGGGCTGGCGCGACGATGCCATCCAGCGCGCCTATCTCGAGGCGACATATCTTTGGTGGGGCGACGCCGCGAACAACCCCGTGTCCGGCATCTATGGCGGGCGCATGGTCCATGTCCCGGAATGCGCCGCCTGGACATGGGACGCGCGGCCCTATCCGTTCT